TCCACTCAAAGGCGAGTTAGCAGAGGGTACCGAATCCGATCTCTCGACTGATACCGCATACACCGTCAGCGCCCAAAACGTCGGTGATTACGCGGCAGGGTCGACAGTAACTTCAGGTCTAGTGACTTCAGATAACGGAATCGCATACGCTTACATTTTGCGCCAGGGTCTCGTAGCTGCAATCGTGCCTGTCGGAATAAAGGGCGTAACAGCATTTACCCCTGCTCTCTGCGCCCCATTTACACTAATGGCTGGTGACAAGGTCCGAGTATTGAACAGCACAGCCGCTTCCCGCTTCGCTGCACTCAATGTCTACACCAGTTCAGGAGTTTCGCGTATCTTCAAAGTAACAGCTAGTGGCGGAGCAACGAACGAGCTAGTCGATCTCCAAACTTCGAACTCGATTGGAGATACACTTCAAGGGCAGACCATACAGAAGGCATTCTTTACGAGCGTCGACGGTGCAAAGATCGAAACCCAGGGCGCGTTTGTTGTAGACGCACTAGGAAACGTCGTTGGATCAGTATCTACTTCTGATCCTTCCAAGTATCAAGCACTGTTCAGTTCTTGTGCAATTCCAGTGAATCTAAACTTCAAGGCTCAATTCTTAACTAACGCCTGAAGGTGATCTAGGGTGAAGAAGTCCACAGAACGGAAGCGCATCAAGCGCATGAGCGGGGATGCTCGAAGGCTCTTCCTGCATGGACTAATCTCAGCTCCAATGCTAACCACGATCAAGAAGGCACTCTCAATTGCCGAGAAGAAACTATGATGGTGTGAAAATGCCAATCACAGACTTCCTGGACAATGTCCCTCCTAACCCAGAAGGATACAAACCATACAGACCACCGGCGCCTTCGAGTTCATATCAACCACCGGTTGTCTACCCACCTTCAGGAAATGGCCTGCCAGGACAGGCGCCAGGACAATTCTCACAGATACCGGACAATATCTTCGGTTGGTTTATGCTAATGTTGGGGTTGTAATCATGCCATTACCAAACGCAGAAAAGAAATCGCCGAGGGTGTACAAGATCCTGAAGATCAAAACCCTGGACTCTGAAGCTCCGAATTCACTAACTCAAGCTACGATCGCTTCTGTTGGCAATCCTCTGAGCATAGAACAACTCAACGAGGACGAGTTAAGACGGCTTGTCCTGGTTAACCTCGCGCGCCTAACAGTGAAACAAGAATGGGATGGGTTGCTAGGATGAGTCTACCAGATGCTACACGATCCGATCGTATCTACCCTCTACTACAGAACCTGGATCTAGAGAACCTGGCATTCGCTACGCTCCAGGGAACTGGTGAGACTCTCAACATCGAGGAAATGAACGAGGATGAGCTGCGTAGACTTGTCCTGGTCAACTTAGCTCGTCTAACTGTCAAGGGTGAATGGGACGGGTTGCTCAGTGCTGGCGGTGGCGGCGGAATCGTCCTACCTGGTGCAGAGGTTGACAATCCCTCGACGTACAAGTATTGGGATGTGATGGCTACACCTCCATATGGTCAAGCAGTCAAACTTTCAACGGCTAAGATGGACGGGAAGGGAGTCTTCTTTCCTTTCGTAGCTTCCCAGAGTGGCACCTTAACAGGAATGAAGATTAGAATATCAGGCGCTCATTCTGGTGGGAACTTCTACGCAGGGGTCTACAGCGCAGACGAGGACACAGGCCTTCCTAAGGCTCTAGCTGGATATTGCACGTTCAGCACGACATCAGTTGCAACGGTTGAACAAACGTCTTTCTCATCTTCAGTAACCACAGTGCGCGGAACGGTGTATTGGATGTACACCAATGTCGACAACGGAACCACCGCGTCGAATGTGACTTTCTACGGAGCGGGCAACGCAGGTTACACAGCGGGCGGCCCCTCTGTTACTGGTGGCCCCTGGGAGACTCCTTCCAACTCAGTAGGTGGAATTGGCTTCCGATACAACTCCGCGACTTATGGCGTGCCAACTACACCGATCACAACTGCCGACCTCGAACAGAATCAACCATTCTCTGCCCTCTCTACTGGCAACCCTCCAACGGTCCTACTAGCTTGGACGTGATCGAGTGCCGAAAGTCAAACCCGATAATGTGGTTCGCCATGAACTCGTCCTGGGTAGATCAGAGCGAGAGCTGCTTGACACCTTGACAACTGCCTACACAGTTAATCGAGTTGTAACTCCGATCACTAGTTTGCTTTCTAGCACTGCAGGATTATTGTTGGTAGCTGGATTAGGCCTGGCATATCTCGAGAAGTATCTGCCAACGTATTGGCCAGATATGGACGACAACCAACTAGCTGATTGGTTTGAGACTGAAAACATCATCCTAGGTACAGCCGGTTTTGGTATTGGTGGGATCATTGGTGCGTTCTTTGGTGGTCCTATTGGTGCAGGTCTCGGCGCAACTGGTGGCGCAATTTTTGGATCAGCAATACAAGAGGGCGCAGAAGAAGCCCAAGCTGCAGGAGTTCCCAGGATCATGTCTTATTCGACATTCGGACAAATTGTAGGCAGTGCCAGGCTACTCAAGAAGACAATTGACGAGTTACAAAATCAATAAAAAAAAGTATGCTCATAGAAGCCGCTCAAGGGCTTCCTTGAATGTCCCGAAGGCAATCCATCCTTTCTCCCTCGGTTGCCGTTAGATCGCAGCCAATGGATGATTTCTGGAGTCTAGGCATCTCACATACGCAAGACTCCATCGGATTGCCACAAATGAGGCATATTTCGATAATATGTAGGTGAAAGTCCTCTGGCACTCCCTCAAACTGTTCAGCCTCATCCTGCCACTCGATCACTCGGATCGTATCTTCGATTTCATCGTAGAGGTCATCCTCGTAATCCGTCCAAGCTCTAGGATCGAAAGATTGCCAGTCGTCGTCGGTCATTCAATCACATCTCCATCATCAATCATTTCTTCTAGCAAGCCTACTAATTGATCCACAGTTTGAACCCCAAAGAACCAATCTTCATCTTCAGGGTAGTATTGAACTTGAACTGCGAGCAACCACATTAGGAAAACTTCCGGCTTCATTCCTTTTCCCGTCATCGAATCACTCCATCATTAACATCATTGGATTTTTGCCTATGGGAGATGCCGAACATGGATCACACTCGCCTTTCATTATCAGTTTGGTGTGGTCTCCATTGAATATGAATTCCATCTCTGTTCTTTCACCACAAGCTAAGCATGGCATTCCGTTTTCCAACCAATCGATCAATACTTCTTTCTTCATTCCTTCCTCACCCTGAATTCTTCTAGCTCTGATGCCCGCGTGAAGCCTTCCCTCTTCCTGGGCCTGGCCATTGCTGCGTTGCGTCGCTTCGCTTCTTGATCGAGCGCATGCAGCGGCATGTACGACGGTCGACACATTACCAGGGATTTCGCGCTTCGGCCTCGTCGCCCTGGCTTCCTCCAGATCGTAGCTCTATTCCTCCTGCCACATCCATGACAGATCTTGTCTAGCCGGTTAGCGTCATCCTGCACGTTGTAGACCCAGTGGCGTTTACACTTCCAACACCTCCAGAGGCCCCGTTTCATGAATCAAGCGGACATCTCAGGGACTATAAGAACTCCCCACAATTCAAAGTGGCGCAGTCTGCTTCTAAGAGGTCCCCATTATTCCCGAGGGTATAGGTTACGATCCCTAAACAATCACTAATAACGGTGACAAGCAGTGGTTGGGTGGGCGGGGAGCCACAGAAACAGGATTAAGACCCGTTGCGGGCTCGATGGGGGTATGATGGAGACCCTACTCATCGCGGGCGCGTGTATAGTGACAATTTATGTTGGATTTTACTTGCATTTGCGCATGTCTTTGCGGTTTATTGCTGAACAAATGGCGAATTTGGATGCAAAACTGGCTGAAGCTCTAACATCGACGATCGAGAACTTGCCCCTGGGCGATATTCCTGAAGTAAATCCGATCCAGATGATGCTTATGCAAATGATTCAGGACAATATGGCAAAAAATCCAGCTAAGATCGTAAATAGAACTCCAGACGGACAGTTTGCACCTGAAAGTAGTCCTGAAAGTGAAAAATGATTATTAGCGACATGTTTCACCGGTTACGATTATGGCACGACGCAAAAAGTCAAAGAGACGACGCGGTCCAAAGATGTTCAGCGTGATTTCAGCGATTGAGAGTTACGCCTATGCGAATCTTTTGACTGAAGGACTAGCTGGTAATTCTCCAGTTGGATTCATCACTGGAGGATCTGACATCGCATACGGATCAACTAATGGAGCTATGACTGTAACAGGCGCAGGTCAATTATCGCTTTCAGAAATTATTACTCACCCTACAACTGCATTTACAGGAATGCAAGCTAATTTCATGGCCAACTATCAAACGATGGCAGTGCAGGCGATCGGAATTGGCGTTGGATTCAAGGTCGCAAGGAAACTTTTACGAAGGCCAGTGAATAATGTGAACCGGAATATCATGAAGCCGTTGGGGATCGGCATAAAACTCTGAGGTGATTATGAATGGCAACAAACACAGTAACAGGAGTCTTAGTCTGTAGCAACGGAACGAACATTCCACTCAAAGGCGAGTTAGCAGAGGGTACCGAATCCGATCTCTCGACTGATACCGCATACACCGTCAGCGCCCAAAACGTCGGTG